AGGCCGCTTCTGCCCTTCCATCATCTTTCGCCCTGGCAAAGTCGCTGGCATTATCTGGGAAGCGCTGCATTGCGAGACCGCGCGACACGCCTTTATCCCGGCTCAACCCAAAGTAGCCTTTCCATTTTGCAGGCGTTACGAATTGCACGGGCAGTTTGTTTGCGGCGCATCCCATCTGAAGCATCCCGTAGCCTTCGCCAAAGCGAAACATGCTGGACACGCCTTGCCCACGCATTGCGGCCACTTGCTCGATCACGGCAAGGCAACGCTCGCCGCTTTCGTTCTGTAGCACGTCCAGCAATGCCGGGCAGTTTATGACCGTTTTGCCTTTGGTGTTTTTGACCGTTGGCATATCATGCACTTCCAACTTGCCTGTATCGGTCCAGTATAACGCGACTGCCCCGGTGAAGCCCGGATCGCATCCGTAGATAAGCATCAATCAGCCCTCGGCTGCTCTATATGCTCCACGATTGAGGCGGCTTTTTCTAGCGCTGCGCTACGGCAAAACGCGCTAAATGACAGCCCGGACCTGCGCGCGGCTTCTGTGATTATGCGGTCATATTCTTCTGCGAAATTGATTAGGCGCTTCTTATCCGACATGGTTTTGACTCCTCTTGTGTCTGTTTTCTTTATATATGTTTAAAATATCGGGAGCCAGTGAAAAATGTGCTTGCGCATATGTTTTTTCTATGCGCATACTGGTGGCACAACACAAACACGGAGTTTAACAAATGACAAACGAAACCAAACCCACCGCAGAAGACATCGCACGCTGGGATCGCATCAAGCAAAACATGCTTGACCGCGCAGATATTGCCTCGCATTTCACCGATTTAGAACGCAGTAGTTTGCGCGAATTGTGTTGGGCGGCAATGTGCATTGATGAGTCACGCTATGCCTTGAAGCACGCACAATCGCAGAAAGATTTAAACAATTTGTTTTCCGTGGATCATTTCGGTCAAGTCATAGTCGCAAACCATATCTTGGTTGAAGAGAATTGCTGGGACAAGTCAGAAAACGATGACAAGCGCCAGATTGGAAAGTTGTGCGCTGAATTGGCCTCAGCTATTCAGGATGATTTAAGCGAGGATGGGGAGGATTTATCTATCACTAATATGAAACGCTTTGGCCACCTTTGGTCCCTCATCCATAACTTTGAGCGCACCAAGCCCAACAAATACCAAATGGAACGCTTTGCCGAGCATGGCATCACATGGGAGGGCGAAGTCGATGAGCATTAAGGTTGGATTGCCCGACGTGACGTTTAACGCTTTGTGCAAGCTCACGGAGATTGACCGCGAGTTTATTGGCTCGCCGGATTATATGGGTGTGGCTCAGTTTTGGAGCTGGTCACACCCACAGAAAACACGATTGAGCCGCGCATCTGTTTCTGCCCGGCGCAAGATACATCATGCGCTTGTAAGGGATGGGCTTGATCTGGATGGCGACACAGGCATTCACCGCTCAATTATTTCCATTGTGCTGGAAAAAGAGGAGCAAGGGCTATGACTGAACGCGAGGAGAAAATTTCGAACGCCACATATGATTTTTTGAAGGCCTTACCTGATAAAATGAAGAACGGCCACTTAGGCGCAGTTATATGCACGATATTCGAGGCATTTGATCTGTCGCACGAAAGCCGCAGTGATATTTGCAAGGGCGTTTTGCACGCGATGCTTGAGCATGACCTGCGCAGCGATGAGCGCGCAGCCCAAGCCGCTGACGATGTAATTGCGCGAGCTGCTGCGAAGGCTCGCAAGTGATTTGGTCTGAGCATCTGCCGACGTTTTTGATGCAAATGTTCGGCCCCGTTGTAGCGTTGCGGGATGCTCAAACCAATAGTGTGCCGGAACCTGTCGTGGGTTGGGTTCCGGCACACCCGGATCAAGAACCACCATTTTAGATAGGACACGCCATGCTTGTAAGTCTAACGCAAAAAGAGGTTGCGCAATGCAATCAGGCCGCAGCAATGCGCTGGCAATTGGCCCGCGCTTCTGGCGTTGTTAATCAGCGCCGGGACAAGGGCAGGTCTGACGCTGACTTGGACTTGCTGGGCGTAAAGGCAGAGCTTGCCGTGTCGAAAGTGTTTGATCTCGACCACATCCACGCCATAGGCGTAGATGATGGCCGAGACGTATGGCTAGATAATATTTCTGTAGATGTGAAAGCCACGTTCTACACCACCGGGCGGCTGTTGTTTAAGAAGCGCGAGGCATTCAAGGCTGATTGCTCTATTCTGGTGTGCCAGCAAGCGCCTGACCGTATGCACGTTGTGGGCTACATACCCCGCACGCATTTTTTGGATCAGGCTTATGAGATTGACCTTGGCCACGGCAAAGGCTGGGCAATGGATCAGGAAAACCTATTGCCGCTTGAGAAACTATGGTCGACTGCCCGCAGCATTAAATTGAAGGAAGCAAAATGAACAAGATCATCATAACAAACGCGCACGCACATGGCTTTGCATTTGCCTGCGATACCGAAACACAGGGTCAGGTTTTCATCCCGGTTCACATCGCTGACGGCTTTGACCTTGCGCCTGGCGATGAAATAAACGCTGTGCTTGTGCCTAACTATCAAGACAAGTCAGACAAAGGCACGCCGTGGCAGGCTGTGAAGTTGCAGCGCGATACTGAAGTTTGCGAAAAAGTCTCTCTTGATAAATCGCAAACATTAAATCAAGAAGCGCTTGATGCTGAAATGTTCACATATATTCTTGCTGGCGGGTATCACACCACAGCAGAGCTTGCGGATTATTTTGAGCTTGACCACAAAACAGCAGGCAACGCAGCGCAGCGCCTCTTTAACTCCGGCAAGATTGCCAAGGCAGATGTGTTTAATCGCGTGGGCCAGAAGCGTCCAACAATCATATTGTGGGGCGCTGCGGCTAAAACATTTATTGAGGTGGCATAGGCAAGAATTGTTAAGGGGGTAACAACTTCACGAAGTCATTACCCCCTTAACAAAATAGAACTTCTAAAAAAATAAAAGAAGTTCCCCCAGAATTAGGTATTGCATATGCAAAACATATATGCGAACAATGAGGAAACGGAGGAAAACATGGAATATGATTGGGAAAAGGACGTTGAGTACGACCTCATTGAGCAAAAGATTGACATTGAGCTTCCTGATGACGTTGTGCTGGTTGGCCTTGCTCTTGCCAATATAGAGAGCGTTGAGGGCTGCCTTATCGTCAATCCACACTGGGTTGGTGGCGATATGGCCCAGATGGACGTATTGCAGGATGTTTATGGGGACGCAGAAAGAAATTACCGAGCATGTCTTGAGGCTGGCAGGAAGTATTATGACAAGCTCCAAGCAAATAAAAGGAAGGAAACACAATGACAATTATCAAATCAGAAGACATGTCGAACGAAGAGTATCACGCGCATCATGCGTTTGGCTCAACGTCGATCAAGACCGCAGCAAACAAAAGCATTGCGCATTTGTTCGGCGCAGAACGTAAGGATAGCCCGGCATTTGCATTGGGCAGCGCAGTTCACGCCTACCTGCTTGAGCCAGAGAAGAACCTTGTTGTGCGTGGCCCTGAGACACGGCGCGGCAAGGCATGGTCCGACTTGAAAGATGAGTGCGATGCTGCTGGCAAAATATTGCTCACCGAGGCTGATTATGATCTGGCAAACAAAATGGCAGAGGCTTGCCTGCAAAATCGTATGGCAAATCATTTGCTCACAAACCCTGACATGCTGGCCGAGGCTTCATTCTTCGCCACTGAGCCGGACATTGACATTGACCTAAAGACGCGCCCAGATGGCCTCCTGCGCAACGCAGGCATTGTACTGGACATCAAAACGACCCAGGACGCATCACCCAGAGGTTTTGAGCGTTCTGTGCGTCAGTTCGGATACGATTTGCAGGCTGCATTTTATATGCACGTCTTGAAGCTGAACGGCATTCGTGTGGAGAACTTTATCTTCATCTGCATTGAGAAGGACGCGCCGCACGTCACTGCGTGCCATGAGCTTTCGGAGATGTATTTGCGTCACGCTCACAACCGTATGCTTGCCGCGCTGGTTGACATAAAGCAGGCGATTGAGACTGAGGAATATGTCACGAATTGGCCTGACTTGAATACGATCCACTTGCCAGCATGGATGGACAGTGAAGAAGCGTTTTAACCTATCCCAGTGCAGGGGTGCTGCACAACATTGAGAGGAGTTGCAAAATGCAACACATGATTACAGAAGTCGTCGCACGTTACCCGCGTCTAAATTCCACTTATAAGTTCGACACTTACGAGAACAAGTCAGTGAAATGCGATGCGTTTGATGACGGCGCAGCATACGAAATGAGCTTCGTAATGTCCGATGAGAAGGCAAAGGAGCTGCATCGTATCTGTATGGAGGCATATTCTAACGCTGCGGCGTTGGACACAAAGCGCAAGTGGCCAGAGAAGCCAACAATGCTTCCATACAAACGCAATGACGATGGCGAAGTCGTCGGCAAGTGCAAGCTGAAAGGTGCTTACGGTGGCGACAAAACACAGCCACCAAAGCAAGTTGATGCTCAGCGCAATAAACTGCCGGATGATTTCATGCTGACCAGCGGAAGCAAGGTCAACGTGGCCGTCGTTGTTGTCCCATACAATACAGGCAGCCTGAATGGCGTGTCGCTTAGGCTGCGAGCTGTGCAGATCTTGGAGCTTGCAGAGATGCAAGGCTCAGATGATCCGTTCACTTCGGTCTCTGGTGGCTTTACGTCCAGCGTGACGGCAACGCCAGTTGCAGCTGCGGATGATCCATTTGCAATGCCTGTATCCACACCATCGCCAGCAGCACATGCTGGCCTTGACGACGAAATCCCGTTTTAAAAAAATCAGAAAAGGAAACTACAATGGAAGTTACTATCGTTCAAAACATGCCTATTCCAAGAGCCAAAAATGGCCGGGGAGGCTCTGGATCAAGATATAATGCAATAATTGACCAAGTGTCGGCTGGTGATTGCGTGCAGTTCAAGGAAAGGGGCCAGCAGCGTTATTTTTGGGGTCTTCTTCGTAGGCGAGGAGTGTCATCGACAACTAGGAAGCATGATGGCATGTACTGCGTTTGGATCACAGCATGAGCGAAATGTTTTATGCAACTCCAAACCAAATGTATAGGATCAACAAGCTCACACACCTACTGAGTGGAGCTAGTGGGTCGCCATCTGCGTCACTGCCCATATCAAAGTCGGATGCAGACGCTCTGATAAAAGATATGATTAAGGCAGAGAAGTTGCTGAGCAACTCAGATACCGAAGAGCCTAAAAAGGTTAAAAGGTTAAAGAGGGCGAAGCCAAATAGAGGTGATGAAATAAAGGTTATAAAAATCTCTATTTAAAAAAAAGTGTGGCCCGACACTTACATGCCGGGCCACACAATATCATAAGAAACCCACCACAATGAAAAGGCGATAAGCAAATGTTATCCGATCAGAACAGAGAAAGCAAGTTTCCAGCCGCTCGCTGGTCGGAGTTTGGCAACACGATCATTCGCAGTCTTGAGTTGAAAAAGACTGCGCAGGGCGAGTATCATGGCCCATGCCCATCCTGCGCTGGCACGGATCGGTTTTGGATTAAAGAGTTTCAAGGCGAGGTCATGGTTCATTGCCGCAAGTGCAATGACTATAAGGCCATCAAGGACAGGCTGCGCGATATGTCTCTCTGGCCCCAGCCGGGGCATACGCCGACAGTGGAGGTAAAGAGAGTTGATATTGAATGGCCGGAGCGTGACCCCATGAGCAGTCACCCATATCTTGAGAAGAAAAAGATTAAACTGCATAACGCCAAGATTGACGGCGACACGCTAACCATCCCAATCATTGACGTGAAGGGCAGGCGCGTTGGCGCGCAGTTCATTGATGCTGACGGCAAGAAAAAGTTTTCCTACCAGCTTCCCGTGATTGGCAACTTTAGCGTGATTGGCGGACCCATTCGTGAGTTTGCATATGTTGCAGAGGGCTGGGCAACAGCCGCGACTGTGCATGAGGCCACGGGTAGGCCATGCGTGTTTGCTCTAAATGCAGGGAACATTTTGGCTGTGATAGACAACCTGCAACAAGCCAAGCCAGATGCTGAGCTTGTCATTGCGGGCGACAATGACGATGCCGGGCGCAAAGAGTGCGAGCGCGCATTCTCTGAGCTGGGCGTTGAATACATCCTGCCCGACATGGAGGGCTGGGATTATTCTGACGTTTGGGTAAACCAAGGCCCGGCAGCGGCGAAGAAAGCATTGACCGTGCAGAGCGTCATGGATCAAATCTTTATGCCGGACGAGGCTATCCCTCAGCTGAGCCGCAACTATCTCGTGAAGGGCTGGCTTGGG